CAACGCTTGATGCAAATGTTCTGAAGAGAAGTGTCCTATCGTACAAACAACAATTAGCTAAGTCAAAGTGCAACTATTCAAACATGAAGGTGTTGAATTTTGATGAAGCCGTCAAAGGAACTGATTCAGAATATATCAAAGGTATCAATCGTGTAACATCGGCTGGTTATCCTTGGTGTCATGAAAAATCAAAAGGTAAGACTCTCTGGTTTGGTAATCTTGAATGGGATCTTTATGGAAAGAAAGCTCAACAAGTACGAAGAATTGTTACTAAACAAGTTGAAGAAATGAAACTTGGTTATGTGCAACCTTACATCTTTGTTGACACACTTAAAGATGAAACACTGCCAAAAATGAAAGTTGAAATTGGAAAGACAAGAGTTTTTGCTGCTGCTCCAATGGATTTTGTCATTGCATTCCGCATGTACTTTATTTCTTTCATTGCTTTTCTTATGGAAAAACGCATTGATACTGAAAGTGCTGTTGGTATTCGTTGTCAATCACTTGAATGGGATAAGCTTGCAAAACATCTTTTGAAGTATGGTGATAACCATGTTGCTGGAGATTTTAGTAATTATGATGGTACACTTCATCCAGATATCTTGTGGCAAATTTTGGAAGTGATAGAAGATTATTATCGTCAATCCCCAACTTATGTAAAGGAAGATGCTGTTGTACGCAAGTGTTTATGGGAAAGTGTTGTTAATTCTTATCACATTTGTGGCAAGAGATTATACAAGCTTAACCACTCACAACCATCAGGAAACCCAGCAACTGCTATCTTGAACAGCATGTACAATTCAATTGCATGTCGAGTTACATTTTATGCAGAACGACCAGGCAATGAGGAGTTCAATGATTATGTTTCTATGATTGCTTATGGAGATGATAATCTTTTGAATATTTCATCACGAGTTTCAACATGGTACAACCAAGAATCAATGACCCGGGCTTTTGCAACTTTTGGAATGGTTTATACTGATGAGGAAAAGACTGGAACGATGACAGGATTCAAGCAACTGGACAAGTGTTATTTCTTAAAACGTGGATTTGCATTTGATTCTGACAATCGAATTTGGATGGTACCTCTTAAGATTCCATCTATTCTCGAATGCTTCAACTGGATTCACGGTAACACATATGAAGAAACCGTAATCGAACAAAATGCTCGTGCTGCTTTTGCTGAACTGGCGTTGCATGATGTTGAAACATTTGAGAGTTACACTCGAAAGATCAAGACAGTCTGTGCAAATGAATATGAGCTCACACTTGTTAATCAGGAATATCATGATTATCGATTGATGGTGAGAGATAACACTCTTCTGACAAACTTGCCAGAACTCAATTGGGCCTAATTTGACCCCCGCCCGAAGGCATTAAACTACAAGTCAAATGAATCAATAGACTGTCCATTAAGTTGGGAAACTGAGTGCCTGTTTAGGATACCACACTCGTGAGCAATCCTCTAAACAAGGTTGATTCAATCCTACAAGCTATAGGCTGAGCGACATAGGATGTAAATAAAGCCTGCAAACA